CAATAACCAATCTTCAAATGTGGAACCAGCAACAGCCGCATCTGACATTGAGATTGCAACATTACTTATTAAACTAAACTGGTCGCTTTGTTCTTCATCTGTTAATCTAAGCAAACCTATCTCTAAATTACAATCAAGCGTACGATAACTTAAATCCTGTTTAACAATCCCGTATAAAAGAACTTCAGTTTTTGTTTGTGTTAATTGGGCAATTGCAATATTATTAATCCCATCAAATGGTTTAAATGCAGGAATTGCAATTGCATTATCAACTATAGAATCCTGTAAGCCATTAACTTCATAATATCCCATATTAACAGGCACAGGTACATGTTCTGCCGCAAGTTTATCATGTATTAACCAGCTTGCAGATGTACGCATATTGCAATGAGCTTGTCTAGATGTTGTAAACAGTGTCGTTTCTATATCATACAATTTGTCAGAATAAAAAACTTCATTATCAACACCCGGTAATGCTGTGCTTGCAAGTGGGGCTAATTCAGTATGATTCAAGCTATCTTGAAATAATGCAAATTCCCCATTTATTGTCATGTATGCAAGCTGGTCTTGTTGAAATCCACTACCATCACCTATTATATCTATATCAAAAAACCCTCTATGCAGTTCGTTAAATACACCCCATTCACCTCTAGGTAAATAGGATACAAAGGCCTTTTCAAATACACTAAAGTTAGTACTTGCAGTATAGGATACAAAGAACCAATCTTTTTCATTACTGTAATGTAGTTGTATTTGGCCGTTTATTTCTTGTCGCAATTGAGGTAAAACAACTGTTCGTATTTCTTCACTTAGTAATGGTTGCCATATCTGAAACTCAGACCCATTAGTTACATACAAGCCTTTAGTTGTGAGAAATACCAGCCTATCATCATCTATTCTTGCAAAGCCCCAGCTATTAAATGCAGTTAACTTATCCTTAACTACCCTATGTCGAAACTGTATTGCACTATCAATTGCTGTTGACTTCATTATGCCCTGACGCATAAATACAAGGAATCCATCTGCAACCTTCTGCAATCCACGATAATCAAAGTCTTTCTCAGGCGTACCAATTAGTGATAGCGATTGAAAGCCTGCACCTGTAACTGTGCTAGGTACAAAATCATTTGCGTTATCAATGGCACTCCAAGCAACAATACCATCTGCAAGTGCAATACATCGTCCAGCAGATTCAGTTATATAAAAAGTATTTGTTGGGAAATTACCTTGTGGAAATGACCACTCACTTGTGGTTGGATTATATTCCAATACGCCAATTACCCATGCCCTATTGCAAAAATAATATTTACCTCCAACAAAAGCCACAGTTGATTTATATGTCATATATGCAGCAATTGCAGATATATTAAATACTATATCCCATTGACGTTCAAGCCAGTTAAATTTTATTAGTATAAATGTATTAGTTGCAACATCCCTTAAAAACTGGAATGTAGTTAATCCAATAGTAAAGCTTTCTGGGTAATCTTTAAAAAAGATCTGACGTGCAGAACGTGAAGTTGCAAATGCACTTCTTGGCCCGTCTAAATCTACCAAGAAGTTTTTACCATTTGTTGTTACAACTTCTTGTATAGTTTTACGGTCAACAGCGAACTGCAAACCCTTTATTTGCTGTGGTGCAATTCTTGCCATTATCTATTGTACATCCGATAAGCTACAGCAACAGATTCCGTGTTTAATACCAATTTAGGAATTGAAAGCGGGGATGAATAGGATATAATCTCACCTGCAAGTTCGCTTAACATGAATCTTGAGTATACACGAGAAAAATCGGCAGTTGCAGGCCCAAATGTAACAAGGGCAGAAGTTACCCTACCTTCCCCATTTATTGAATCAACAGGCCAATTTGCAAGTGTTGGAGTTAACGTCTGTCTTGCATAACCGCCAGCAGCAGTTGGTTCAGTTGTAATAGCTGCGATTAATCCATTGTAAGTTGGGACTTCATCAATCAATGCAATCTCAAGTGTGCCCATTGGTTTTGCAGCAGTTATGTTTTGGAATACAGCCTCAAATAAGCGTATCTGTCCTTGCTCAACTACAGTGTTTGGTATTATGTCTCTTACAAGACCGCCTTTATTGAATATTAAATATTCGCCACGAAATGACATTAGTTTGGTATCCTTAATAGTTTAAATCCAGCACCGCCCGAATTTGCAACACCTACTGTAACTCTCTCAAATTGACCATTATCAACGTCATATAAAAGAAATCTAGTTTCTCCTACAGCAATTGATTCGTCAAAGTGGTCTGCAAGTATTGTTTTAACTGCGCGAAAATTACGCTCTAAATTCAACTCCAATCTATCTTGGTCTGCATCAAAACTTACATCTATATCTTCAGGTGTTGCCATTAGTAAGTCTCACCCTGATATAAGATTGTTTTAGCTTCACCTGCAATGAGATCTTTTTGCTGTGCTTTATATAATGAAAATGCTGGCCCTGCACGTACATCGCCAACAGTTTTGTAAATCTTGTTTAAAGTGCCTTCTACAATTAGGTCATACCAATCAAACAGCAACCAGTTTGTAACAAGGTCTTGCGCTTGTTGATTTAAAGTTGCATTACCAGTATAATCTGCATGGTAAGTCCAAAGGCCAGTATCAATATCATATGTTGCCGGTCTGTCCGCAACTACTGGGAAATTTGCAAGTTTGGGTAAATACGCCTGATATGCATATGTTAATATATCGTTGATTGCATTGATTCCATTAAAAACGTGAGAATTGCCGGCACGATAAAACCAATATGGATTGCGGGAATTTTGCTGTACACCCGGGCGTTTTTCAACTGCAAAAATCGGATTGCCATGGTTGTCAAAATAAGGGTATTTAATTGCTTCCCATGTACGGAAATTTGCAGGTTGTGTGAATACAAATGGTATTGCAGTTGCTGCTACAGTACCCTCAATTGTATTGCGGTCAAATTCGGCAAGAACTGTACACTCTCTAATTGTACTTCTTGCATATGCATTAATGTCCGCAGTACGGTCTACTCTACCAGACCGTATACGAACATCGTCAACTAATGCAGAGAAAGTATTACTTTCAGTTGCCATTAGTTTTATTTACCGCCTATATTAATCTTCATTCCGCCATCAGCAACACCTGATAAATCAACGTCTTCAGCAATTACAAGATTCTCTTTTGCAAGAGCTTCTGTAACTGCATCTGCATCTTGCTTAGCTACAGAGTTTTGCATTTGCTTCATTGTTTCAGTTGTTGCACCGCCTCGAATAGAGCCCGGACGATTAGCTTCCATATGTGCTTTTGCAATTGCTACACCTGCCAAAAAATCCACCTTTTGCAAGTTCTGCGTAAATTGCGGTTTCTTCATTAGTTCTTCAATTGCAGCTTCATGTGCAGCCGTTGGGCAATCGTATTTCTTATTAGTAAATTTGACCATTTCATCTTTACCGTCAATACTAATAACAAAACGAAAGCCCTCTGGTCGCCCGTTTTTTATCACATATGCAGCTGGTTTATATACATCACTCATAATAGTTCCTTATTGTAATTTGCCTATTGATTGATTAATTGATTATACGATTGGCATTGCATCAATTTTGGTTTTAATGTCCAACATTTCCGCTGCAATCTTTTCTTTAAAATGCCGCGTAATTTCCATAAATTCCGGAGATGCAGCTGAACTTTCTGAGCTATCAACACCGCCAACGATTACAGGCATTAATGCAAGAAAGGTGTCAATCATTAAAATGATTTCAGTTTGACCTGCTTGGACTAAAACTTGCGTTGGTTGAATGTAATTACCAAATGGAGCTACTACTAAAGCCATGATTATATCCTCTTATTTAAATTGAATTGCAGGGGGGCAGAAAAAACGGCCCCCCAATTTTTAATTACGCAGCTGTATCAATACCAGTAAAATAACCAGCAGTTTGTTGTGCACGATACTCAAGGCACATTTCTGAAGTCAACACACCGTAATCTGCATCAACACCAGCACGAGTGCCAGACTTATCATAATCATCATTGAAAGTACGACGTAACCAACGAGTACGCATTGCACCAGGATGCAATATCAATAAATCTTTAGTCCATAAAGGAGATTCATTAAACAACGCATGCGTCATAAGTGATACATCACCGTAAGGTGTTAACCATTTATTAACTTTTAAACCGAACTCAGTTTCACCGATTTTAATATCAATTGTACCGTTAAGTTGTGCAATCTTATTAATAACACTGATTACTGTATTACCGCAAAATGCAATACGTTCGTTAGGCTTGCCTTTGATATTCTTTTCAAAAATTGCTTGTAAGAATGAATTAAGAATATCCCAAGTAGTATTTGCACCTTGAGCTTGCACGTTAGTTGTTATTTGGTTTGTTACACCATGCATAGTACGAAATGGTTTGCCGTTATTAGTACCGATTGCTCGAATACCAAATAACATAGACCGTTCAATATCTTCTGCATGCAGTATTGCGGCATCAGCTTTGTTTTTAGCTTTAATGTCACCAGTACGATATTGCACAGCTTGTGCAGTACCAGTTACATCCCATGCGTTACGGAAAGTTTGCATGTAGTTAAAAACAGGAAAACCAAGATTTGCAATAGAAACGGGTTTGCTACTTCCTTCTTCCTGTGCAGTACCGATTTTTTGCGCACCTACAGGAGTAACTGTTCCATCAATTGCAGTAATTGTACTACCACCCAAACCACGAGTTACAGTAAGTGTATTACCTGCAACTGCATCTACAAATACATACTCACCAGTTGTTTCTATAAGAATAGTAGCACCTGGAACAATTTGTGATGCATCTGCAAGAATAAGAGTCGTAGTTAATGCAGCATTATTTGTGATAGTAGCACGACCTGCCATATGGTTTTCTTCAAACCATGTAACAACAGTATCAGATGCATCCATAGACTCCATACCTGAAGTTAATGCAAGCATGGGAGCTGAACCGGTAGGCTGGGTCATTAACATTGCAGATGCAAAGTCACCAGTCTTACCACCTTGTATTCCTGAATCAGATGCAAATACACCTTTTACTGACATAATTAGTACCTCTATTTTGTTTTTGCAGAGAGAAAATTAACCCAATCTTCTGGCTCTGCGTTATCAGAGTTTGGGGAGTTTATACCTTGAAATGTATTACCGTTTAATTTGTTATTTGCATTACCTTGAGGCATAGTATTTTGTACGTCGCCAGATAATGTTGCAAAATACTTACCTACTTCAATAATTGCATCTGCATTTGATTTACCCTGCTGTTGGAACTTAACAAGTAAAGCATCTGCAACCGGTTTATATGCAGGTTTTGCAGTATAGTTTAATGCGCTATTCATAGCGTTTACACTTTCATTACCACGAATGTTGTCTTGTGTTTCTTGCTGCAATTCTTCTTTTAAATTCGCTAACCGTTGATCCATAATTTGATTAGCGTCTTTAATGGTTGCGGCATAAGTATTTGTAACTAACTGCTGCATTGTTTTCATAGCAGTCTCAGGGTCTGCCATTGCAGATGGATCAAATCCTTCCATTAAATTAAGGCTGTCAATGTGAGCTTGCAGCTTTTGGTCCGGTGTTAATTCAGTTCCAGATTGTTGCTGGTTTGTAATCTCAACGCGTTGAACCTGTTGTGCATCTTGTTGATTACTATTACCATCAGTATTCCACACATCGCTGTAATCATCTACTTTATTAGCATTGTTATTTGATTGGCCGCCGGAATCGCCCTCATTTCCAGCCTCTTCTTGATATCGATATTTAAGTCGGTTTAATATTCTCATTGCAGTTTCCTTATTTTAGTTGGTCGATTAGAGTTAAGATTTCTTTATATGCCATAACGGACTTTTTTAATTCCATAAATTGCAACTTAAATATATCAGATGGCAAATCTGTATCTAAATATTGCAATTCAGCTAATTTACTTTGCATTGTATCGTAGAATAATATACGTACATGCTCATTTACAATGCCACCTTTTATTGTTTGTTTTATGTGGTCTGGCATTTGAGCATATATGTAGTCTAAATTCATAGTAATTTACCTGCAACTTTTGCCAGTTTTTCCTGTCCACGTCTCCAAGCTGTTACACCCAATACTGCACCCCATGCAACAAGGACAAATTCAGGAACACCTGTTATTACAATAACTCTTGGAACATTATCAATGCCATCTACTACATGGAATATTGCAAATCCCATATTTATTAATGCAGGTAGTACGTATAATAGAAATAAAGAAATCCCAAATGCATAACCATTAAATGGTCGCCAACTCCACTGCATCCAATGTTCTGATTTACCTTCAGCTTGCATTGAATTATTAACAGTTTGCATTTGCTTTGTATCTTCACGAGCAAGTTCTATTTGCAAATTCATTACGGATTTTTGAAATGCAATTGCAGCTTCTGGGTCGCTTCGTAAAATGGCGGAAAATTCTCCCTCATTTGTGCCCGCGAAAGTCTTTGCAATTGCAAGCACTTTTTCGGCCTTATCTGCATCTTTATCATCACCGGTAAACCAGCCGATTAAGCTGGGAACAAATTCTGCAAGGCCTAATGCTATACTAATTGGGTCCATATTTTTCACCTTTAAGTTTTAATATCTGTAATTTCTCAATGCTGATTAACATTGTGAACTCGTTTTGTTTTAGTTTATTTAAAGCTAAGCCTTTTCGTATTTGCAATTTGGTAATGTTAACTTGGTGCGCATTAATGTCGCGCAAGTTGAATATGGTTAATAATTCTGTTTTCAATACGTAAGGTTTATGTAGTCTATCCAAGCCCCATGCACCAGCTGCAATTAGGGACAAAAAAACGGCAATAAGTGTTTTTACATTTGTTGCAAATTCAAGAAGCTTTTTCATTATAATTGCATCCTAATTTAATTAAAGAATTAAAGTTCGAAAAACCGAATTGACTGGAGCCTCTGCTTCATGGTTCCTCAAAGCGCTTAGTTCCGTCCGTTGCACTACCGAAACACGCTGAAGCTTTGAACCATTCGCCCTCCAGTACAATTAGCTGTTTTCTCTCTATTGCACCGGTGCAGATGCATTTTGCTCATTACCTTGAGCCTGCAAAGCTGATTGCAATAACTGAAATGCTTGCTGCTTTTGTTCTGGAGTAAGTGCATCGAATTCATTTTTAAACTTGAATTGATTTAAGTCTGTAAAGTCACCCATAGTTGAGGTTATATAATTCATTAAAGCAACCACATCTATTTGCGCGGTTGCTTGCGGGGATTGAATGATTGCAAACAAGATATTGGATAGTGTCTCTTGAATAACAATTTTATCAAGTCCCCGCAAACCCGAACCTACAAGGAATTCAAATTTACCGTCTCTCAATTCTGCAGGATTAATTTTAACTGAATTGCCTTCCTTGTCGAAAACCTCAACTTCCTTTTGAAATTGCATTATGTTGTATAGCTGGATTTTGCGCCCAACCATAAAAGCCTGTTCGTCTATTAGTACTGCAAGGAACAAGTTTCGGCGGTTCCCAGATTGCACTGTAGCTGCGGCCTGATATTGCGTTGCTCGTTCAAGGGATGCAACTTGCTGTGCTTGTTGGGTAGGCAAGACTTTTTGCATCAAATCGTCCATAGATGCAATGTCTCTTAATGTATTCTCAGTATCCGGCGCATCAAAGACCTGCTTAATTGCTTTATTGATATCGAACTTTTCGCCCGTAGGATTGAATGGAATTTTACCGCTCGCATCTATGTTAGGAAAATTCGGGAATGCAAGTTGGTCATAAAAGGTCAAACCGTACAGTTTTTTTCTTTGAGAGTGCTGATGGGTGTTCATTTGGAAAGATGCAAATCTTTGATATGGCAATAGGATTTCTGCAAATCCCTGAGTTTGACGCTCAAAATTGTCGTCCCATGGCATTGTTATAATAATCGGCAAATAGCCATGTGCATTTGGCAAAGGATCTGCGCGCACAATTATGCTTGCATTTGCAATAGTTAGCCGCCAAATCTGATAGCCACTTTTATTCTTATTACCTTTATCTTTAAACTCAATGCCAAATGCGTCAACCGGCAGCCAGATATTAATAGTTACAAGTTCAATTGCATCTTTCAATAATACATTATTGCCCTCAACTCTTGACAATACTGCAAACCAATCTGTTCCATCACTGCCATTACCTTTGCTTGCATCGCCCAGAATATCGGGCTTTTCAGTATAATAACTAACTGTAATTCTATCTTTCTTTCTGCGATTTAAATTAAAGATACTGCCCATTGCTTCTAATCGCATTGCACGGAATTCAGTAATAATCTCAACAGATGCAAAAAATTCCCCCAACTCATTTACTTGGGTTGGATGAACGCTTGGATCAATGATTGTATTATATGGGTCTAGATAGTTTAGGTTATTACCGCTTTGCAATACAGATTGCGGTACTTCCTGAAATTGACCTGCACTATCATTTTTAATCTCAACCCCCCTAGTCTCGTCCCATTCAATACTCCACATGCCCATATTATACTTCATTGCATCAAACAGCCCTTTTGCGGTAGCCGTGTAATGTTTATACGTCTGTGCATGCTCATTCATCAGCATTGAAAGGCCTTTTGCAACGTCTTGTTTTTCAGCCTTTGCAATCGCACTATATGGGCCTTCTGGCGGAAAAAACACGCCTAATATATACGTAATAGATTCATGTAATTGCGTTCTTACTGTTTGCAGATTAATATCATAAGGTTTTAATCCTTTACCTTCTTCTACGTCCGCTTTTCTTTGTCTATCTGCATCTGATAGTAAAATATAACCTGCAATCTCTTTATCAATACTTTTATACCTATCAACGGCAGCTTCTTGCACAGGAACTCCTGCATCCATTCTTGCAAGGCAATACTTTACCAGACTATCATGGTCAGTTGCAGATATGGTAAGCTGTTCGTTTAATTGATAATTGCCTTTATCGTTAATTTTAAACGAACTTGCATTTGAGGTTGAACTTGTTTTTATTTGAATTGCCATTTTTAATACCTGCTAATTGCGTAACTGTTTTGATAACCTGCATTACCCTGTTTGTTATCTCGTTGTTTTTGATTCATTATATCATACATTGCATTGTGTATCATCCAAACCCCATGCGCACATGCGTCTATTATATCATCTACGTTTTCTTTCTTTTTGGGGTTATATGCAAGGAGTTGTTGTGTAACCACAAAATCACCCTCTGTTAATCGGTACTCGCCTTTTTTGATTAATCCAGCCCAAGTTGCAAGTCTGAAGAATTTTTGCGCCCTTGCAGGTATTGGAATGAATACTAAATTTTTAATGTTTTGCAATAAGCACAAATGCTCAAATACTGGCTTTGCAACGGCTTGATATGAGACTGATTCAATTCCAACCACTAAAATCCCCCATCGTTGACACATATCAACAAGATGTGGAAATAAACTAATTGGATCTGCACCTTTTAAACTCATTGTCTCTACAATTTGAAAATACTCGCCTTCTTGGTCATATACATGAGTTGCAAGTACAGTTTCATGTGCCCAAGTTTCTTGGCTACTTGCAAGATCTATTGTAATGAACCCAATTAGTCCCTCTGCTTGCACTTGCTGTGGCGCATATGTAATCTCACTTGCTTGTATAATCCCATCAACGCCGGCCATTGGCATATTCATCATTTCTGCAAACCAAACATCTGCCATGCCAACTTCTTCATACTCTGCATAGTCTTGACGTAAAGCCTCAATTGTATATAACCCTTCCCACAATGGAGTGCCATCTTCTTTAATGCAACCATACAATCTGCTGTGCCAAAACTCAGATTTAAGATTTTCCGCCAACATGCTGTTCTCTGATATTAAATTGCCAATCCAAATCCATTTATTATTCATCGGGTCTATACACTTCTTAAACGGCCCGTAAAACCAACGTTTTAATTTCTCTGACAGTTCCTTTGTTGCAATGTTGTCATTATCTTCCAAATCATCTACAATTACTAATTGCGGCCGCGTATTGTTTATGTTTGTGCCGCGGACTTGTTGACCTGCACTAAACGCCAATAGCATGCATACTTTACCTGATGGCAATATGAATTTATACTTCCCCTTACCTTCTTGTTTTACAGGGAATTGGCATTCGCCAAAAATCGCAATAAAATTTTCGCTTTCAAAAAATGTGATTACATCATTTACACAAGGAACAGATACGCTGCTTGTATTGCTCATGTATAATATGTATTTAAAATCGGTAAACAAAAAGTAGTAAACGCAGGTCAATTTTGCAATGGTTGTTTTTGCATGACCGCGTGGAACCGCTAGTATTAATTGTTTTATCCGTTCATCTGTCATTAGCCCAAAAAGTTCTGGATGCAAATCGGGCACGGGTGTTGTTAATAAATCGCCCATAAAAAAGTGGATAAAGAACCGCCCATCATATTGCAATGCGCGTCTTGTATCCTCAACTGATAGGCTTACTTGTTCCATATGATTAATAGTCTCTAACTATGTTGCCAATGAGATTGTTTACAATGTTTCCTATAATTGCCCCAAAAATCGGCGGCAAAACAGTACCAAATCTCCTACCAATACCGCCAACAAAAAAGCTGCTATGCCCGCCGGTTATTGTATTTCTACCTATGCCGCCTAATCCACTCATATTAAACTAATCTATCCACTCTATCATAGCCTTGGCCACGGTAGGTTTGCAGGCCGCCAATATCTTCATATGCAATACCACTAAACAACGTAGTTACACTATCATCATCCATAATTGTAACCGCCCCAGTTGCAGGGTCAACCAATTTCTTATTCAACAAAATCTTTTTAATTCTATCAATTGCAGAATCAATTGTTTTATCAACCACAGTAACGCCAACACCTGCAAGGTTTGTAACCTCACTACTGCCATGTACGTGGATAGTTCCCAATGTACAAGTGTTTGCAAATCTTGCCCTGCCACTGTTTGTAAACACCTTAACGTTTTGGCCATTTGTCATGTTTTGCAATTCAAATTGCCCATTCCATTGTGCTATAGTTAAATTACCCCCAACGCCATTAAAGTTAATTGGCACAAATGTAGAATCCGGCGGCCCTGATTTGCAATTAATTATATGAACATGCTGTGTGTTTGAGTTGCTAAACGTTATACCGCCTAATTCAATAATACAGTCAACTATATTAGTCTCGCTACTATTACCTCCAACACCTGCTAATGCTTCTATATGGCAGCCATTTATCTCTAATGCACCATTTAAAGTCCCAGTAAGCTCTGCAAGTAAAAACCTTGTTCTCTTAGTACTGCAACCTGCAACGAATGTAATAATAGTTTGGCTTGGATTATCTCCAATTACAGTTAAATCATCTAACACGTCAATTGCAGCAACGTTTAAATTGCCCAATATCCTTAACGTATTAAACCCCCGCAAATTGGCAATAAAAAGCGCATCCGTTATATTATTAACTGGCATTAAGTGTGTGCCAATTGGATTTGCCTGACCTGCAACAGCTTTACCTGTTACATTGTTTTGATCTATTGTAACTGCACCATCAAATAATATGAATTCAATTTCCCTTGTTTGAACCAATCCTGCGCTGTTGCTTGGACGTATACTAACCTGATTAACATTGGTCACATCTTGCAGATTGGTATTCGCGCCCTTAAAATTAACCGCATACTGCCCATCTTCAAACGTCACTGTATACCCGTTCACCATAACAAGTACAGGGGCTAATTGTACACCGCCTACAGTTTGCGATGGAAACCAGTTGTGTGTAATGTCATAACTAATCCCTGTTTCATCATCTTCAAAGGCTTTTATTATATTTCTAAATGCAATTAAATCCAACTCACGTATTTCAGTTGGAACAGTCTGCAATAGCAGCATATCAGCTCTAGGAACTGATATGACTTTTGTTAAATAGTTAATTGTAATTGCCATAACTGTTACTCAGGTACAGTAGGTTTTCCTGCATTTAAAGCAGCCAATCTAAC